ACACCATTAGATACAGCTATAACAGGATGTACATTAACTACAGTTAATGGTTCAAATGTTTTACAAGTTAATAAGGGATCACATGGATTAGAAGTTGGAAGATATATAACATTATCTGGAGTAACAGTTACAGGTGATTCAGATTATACAGCAGCAGAATTAGAAGTAGCTTATGAAATTTTAACAGTTGCAACTGCAGATAAATTTACAGTTCAAGCGGTAAGAAATGAAGGAGGATCTGGTATGACTGCAGCAGGAGCTGCAACAGTTAATCCTTATGTACAAGTTGGACCAGTCTTTCAAACACTTGGTTATGGTTGGAGTACTTCTACATGGAACACTTCTACTTGGGGAACAGAAAGAGATACAAGTTCTGTGACTCTGGATCCAGGAAACTGGAGTCTTGATAACTATGGTCAAGTTCTTGTTGCAACAATTAGAGATGGTAAAACATTTACTTGGAATGCAGGTGCAGCAAACGCAAGAACAATTAGAGCATCTACAAGTACTTCTGGTGCATCAACTTCAAATAATCCAACAACGTCAAGACTAACTCAAGTTTCAGATAGAGACAGGCATTTATTTCATTTTGGAACTGAAACAACAATTGGTAATTCATTAACTCAGGATCCAATGTTTATAAGATTTTCTAATCAAGAAGATTTAAATGATTATGCACCTACCGCTATTAATACTGCAGGTACATTTAGATTAGATAAAGGTAATAGAATAGTTGGAGCAGTATCAGGTAAAGATTATACTTTAGTTTTAACAGATAGTGCTGCTTACGTAATTCAATTTGTTGGCCCACCTTTTACATTTAGTATTAGACAAATTGGTTCTAACTGTGGATTAATTTCACAACACGCATTAACTTATTCTGATGGTAAAGTATTTTGGATGTCAGGAGAAGGTGGATTTTTTGTATTTGATGGTACAGTAAAATCTTTACCTTGTTTAGTTGAAGACTTTGTATTTAATACAAATGGCGATAATTTAGGTATAAATTTTAATGCAACAGAAACAATTTATGCAGAACACAATACACTCTATGGTGAAGTAAACTGGTTTTATCCAAAATCTGGCTCAACACAAATTGATAGATGTGTTACATATAATTATGGAGAAAATGTTTGGACAACTTCATCACTAGCTAGAACTACATATGTTGATACTGGAGTTTTTGATGTACCTTATGCAACAGAATATAACTCTACATCTTTACCAGTGTTTTCAAATATTTTAGGTATTACAAATACGTATGGAGCAACTACATACTATGCTCATGAAGTTGGAACAGATCAAGTTAATAGCTCAGGTACAACTTCTATTAATGCATTTATTGAATCTGGAGATTTCGATATTACACAAGTCAGAACTAGACAAGGTCAAGCAACAGGTGCGGTTGACTATAGAGGAGATGGAGAGTTTTTTATGTCTGTAAAAAGATTCATACCTGACTTTAAAGTTCTTACAGGTAATTCAAAAATTACACTACTATTAAATGACTATCCAAATAATACTGCATCTAGCTCACCTTTAGGTCCATTTACAATTACAAGTTCTACTGATAAGATAGACACTAGAGCAAGAGGAAGATTGGTATCTATTAAAATAGAAAATGATAGCACAGGTGAGACTTGGCGATATGGAACTTTAAGACTCGATGCTCAACCAGATGGAAGAAGATAATGGCAAAAGTAGTAGTTAGTATACCAGAACCTCAACAAGAATATGATGTATCTAATCAAAGACAAATTTTAGAAGCTCTTGACACTTTAAAAAATCAACTTAACTTTTCTTTTCAACAAGATTTAAAAAATGAAGAAGATCAAAAGGAGTGGTTTTTAGGTGGCTAATTTTTATAAAAGTACAACATTTAATTTAACAACAGCTAATTTAACAACAGCTTTAACTATCACTACATCTGCTATTGCAATTGTTAGATCAGTTCAAGCAAGCCACGCGACAGCTAGTAATGTTGATGTAGATTTATATTTAAAAAAATCAGGTGGGTCTGATGTTGAAATAGCACATGCAACATTGAATAAGTCTACTGATAATCTAGCTAAAAATGTTATTAACTTAGAAGGTGGAGATATATTAAAATTACAAGCAAGTTCAGGAAATGAGATCACTGGACAAATAAGTTATCTTTTGATAGATAGATCACAAGAAAATGGATAAAGATAAATTAGAGCACACTCACGATAATGGTATCACTCACTCTCATGAAGGCGGTGATGTTCCACATACACATGATATACCTAAAATAGATTGTGTAACTACAACAACATACAGAAATACTAAAACTGGAGAAGTGTCTAAAGAGAAAGTAGAAGGACCTGATATTGTACAAGATGTTACAGTTCAAATTACTAACAAAGGTCTTGAAGTATTTCAGAAAGTAATGAATCAAAAAAATGATAAAGATAATAAGTAACGTCTTAAATAAAGAAGAGTTGTTTTCCCTACATACAGGTTTGATTTCAAATAATATGTGGTCATTAGATAGAAATAGCTCAATAAATGGAATAGGTGGTTCTTTTCCTGGAGTTATATTTTATGAAAATGAGGAAGTAGTATATAACGATGCCTATTGGTTAGGATATTTTAATTGTTTATTTGATAGAATAAATACAGAATTACGAAAACAACATAATTTTCAGATTCAAAGAAGAATAAAAAGAATAGCTTTGAATGCTCAAAATGATAATCATTTTACAGAATTTCATCAAGACAGTAATGACACTAGTTATAGTATTGTAGGATTTCTAACACCGCAATGGGCTGAAGATTGGGGAGGAGAATTAAATATAGAAGGAGAAGTTATTAAATATAATCCAGGTGATTTCATATTATTTGACTCTACCCAAGTGCATGCATCACAACCAATAAAAAAAATACCATACTGGAGAACGTCAATTAGTTATGTCATTCACAAATAATAATCCTAGAGGTGGGACAGAGTTACAATTTGAATATTTAAGAAAGCATGTAGAGCCTAGCTTACTTAATCAAGTAGAAATTTGTACATCGGTTCCAGGTAAAGTACCTTTACATCCAACTAAGTTAAATATTCTTTGGCAAAAAAATTCTTGGGATCAACCTAATCTACATCCATGGTTTAAAGATAAATCAAATCATAATAAATATGATTGGTATATATTTAATTCTAATTGGAACTTTGAACAGTTTACAAAAAGATTTGATCTACCTAGAGAAAAATGTGCAGTTATTAAAAATGGTATTGAAGAAGTACAACCTATTTCTACTCAATATAAAAAAGGTGATCCTATAAAGATAGTACATCATTGTACACCTTGGAGAGGTTTATCTGTATTGTTAGGTGCAATGCAATTAGTTAACAATCCATTAATTAGTTTAGATGTTTATTCTTCTTGTGAAGTATATGGAAAAGATTTTGCAGAAGCTAATGACAAATCGTATGAAGCTTTATATGAACAAGCAAGACAATTACCCAATGTAAATTACATCGGTTATAAACCAAATGAATATATAAAAGAAAATCTAAAAGATTATAGAATGTTTGTATATCCAAGTATTTGGGAAGAGACATCTTGTATATCATTATTAGAATCTATGTCAGCCGGTCTATATTGTATTACAACTAACTTCGGTGCTATATATGAAACAGGTGCAGAGTTTCCAATGTATGTGCCATACTCTAATGACTATAAAAGTTTAGCTAGAAAGTTTGCGGCAGCTATAGAGGCTTCTGCAGATATGCTTCATGATTCAGGCATCCAGGATCATTTAAAGATGCAACAAAATTATGTAAATAGATTTTACGACTGGAAAGTAAAAGGACAAGCATGGACAAGATTTTTGAGAGGAGCACTAGATGCAAAATAATGAACCTATATGGTTTTCTGAAAAGAAGAAAACAAACGCTAATGAAGATACTTATCAAACTGAGAAAATAGAACAGGTAAATTCAAATGTTAAAACTATTAATTTAGGAAATATTACAGATAAACCAAAAGCAAAGATAATGGTTTGTACACCTTGTCATAGTGAAGT